GTAAACGTTGGCCTGCTTATTCGTTGTTGGGTCGCGATATTCGACGTTAACGCCATCATAAGTGCCGGGAAGGCTGATGTCATAACTTAGCTTGTAGCCATCGCTTTGTGTGTTTCTGGTGTTGAATACAGTTGCCGGATATTCTCTCTTTTCATCACGAGAGAAGCTCATCACGCCATCATCCCAGAACGCGGTGACACGCGCCGCATCGCAGATGGTCTGCAAACGCTCGCCAATGCTCTTATCCTCATCGTCAAACGTGTAATCGAAATAACCCAATCGCTCATCTGGCATGCTGTCGGCAATTTCATACAGCTTCACGATGTCAATTGTGTTTTCTGGGTTGCCAGCGGTAATCAGCCAGTTGTGCAGCACAGCATCAGCAAAGCTACGGGATGGTGCCAGCGTGTAACGCACCGTGCCAGTATTACGGTTGTATCCGATGGTGTGACGTGTGATTAACGCATTATATTTCCTGTCACGGCTTCCAGTTGCGTTCTCTGTTGCTCGCACGACAACCTTAACCACCGTATCATCTGGATACGAAACGTTGGTGCGCGTCACGATTGAGTGAATTTCCTCAAGCTGAAGTATTGACGTGTCTGAACTGTTATTTGTCCGGCGCATCTGAATCGCGTAGCGACCAGTGCCAGCAGATGGTGTTAATTTTATCGTGTAGTAGAAAGTGTCATTCCGATCCACGTCCTGATAGTAGTTCATCGACTGATACGTTCCTGGAATCTGAACGTTATCGTCGTCAATCTTCCACCACTCAATGAGCACACTGAAATCATTGCCGTCATTGGTCTGGTGTTGCAGGTGCACCCAAAGCTGATCGCCATCAATCGGTGAGAAGTACGGACCCGAAACAATTGGCTGGTTATCTGTCAAATTGAAATAGGTGTTATTAATCGTCACGCCATTCAGTGATGATATTGGCGCACCTGAGTAGTTGATGCTGTTAATAATAAATGTGTACCAGTAGTTTACTGGTGGCAATCCACCATCATCAGTTTCTGTTGCAGAGACAAGCCTTCCTGATAGCGTGACGTTTTCAGTGACAGATGCGCCACCGCCTTGTGCATAAGTTATATTCAGCTTAAACACCACATCATGAGGCATGGTTAGGTCAACGAAGTAATCAAATGCCGAATTCTTAGGTATCTTGACGGCGATCTGACCTCCAGCAAATTCCGTTTCTGTGACCGTGGTTGTTGTTGCCGTTTCGATGACCACTGGCGGCGGGTCGGTATCAAGTTCGTTTGGCCCGTACAGTTCCTGACCGTCAACATCATCAAATGCGTAAGGCTCATACACAACCGGAATAACTTCTCCCGGCTGATAAATGGTGTAACTAGCTCCAGCCAGTGAACCGAGGTTTGACTCAGAATAACGCACAGAAGACACATCATATTTACCGAGGCCAAAGTTCATGAACTCTGTGACATATTTAATATTGTTGATGTATTCGAACAATGATTCCTGAAGCAAGTCAGGAAACGCACGAATCTGTCCGAAATTATCAGGGCGCGCCTCGCCGTTGCGAGCAATGTTTGTCTGTGCCTTCAGGCTGGTGTTAGGTGATGTTTTGGCGCTGGTATCAGTTTTTGGCGTCGATACTTTTGGTGTAAGGAAGGAGAAAATCTTCGTTACTGGTTTCAGTATCGCACCTATAAGGTCGCCGATTGCGCCAGATGGCTGACAGTAAACGTTGACCACGTCACCATCGCGCAAGCAGAAGGAAAGCTCATCATCTTCACCAAGCACTCTGCCATTTACCGCAATTGAAATGCTGGCTGGCAGGTTTGATTTATTAAGCCATTTCCACAGGTTAGTTCCCGCAGGAACAATCCCCGTTTCTTTTGGCGTGCCCGGCATCTTCTGAACATGAATTACTGGCATAGGTGAGAAACCTTAACTTTGTTGATATTTTTTCGAGTGTTCGCAGCCTGTCAAATCTGACTGCCGTTTTCTCTCGCGCATGAAGTATTCTATCACGCCCCCATATCATGGCTATGTGCACAGGAACGTTTCCGCGATACGCCACGACAACATCGCCAGTTGCTGGTGATTGCGTATCCTGCCAGAACGTCACCTCACTATTAAAGCAAGTGACGAAAGACCCACCATCATCATAATTGTCGTCATGATGAATATTAATGCAACGACACAGGCGATAATAAAGCACCACCAGCCCCCAGCAATCGACAGCGTCAACATGACAACATCTGTCCTTGTATGGCTTGCCAAACATTAACTGCGCAAATTCTTCATCAGACATTACGCAGCCCGGGGAATTGAGCGATGTCATAAAGTTTTGCCACGTTTCCTTTAATTGGGTTTTTGATTGACAGCGTAACGGTAACGTCAGAACCATCCATTGCCACATCGCTGACATACAGGCGATATGGCTTTAATGGTGTGTTGGTGTCCGTCTCTTCAAATCGCTGATACAGTGCGCTGATTGGCTCAATGCGACCGGAACCAGTCCACAGCTTCAGGTATTGCTTAAAGTCATTAGCCAGACGTGCAAACTTGACGGTTGCGTTAATAGCTGGAGTGTTCGACTGCTGAGACTGCGTGATGTCCATGCGCACTGGCAGATAAGTCTCACCGCCAAGCACCATTTCATCCAGTACGTTAGCCACAAGTCGCACATAACCAAATGACGAGTGATAAAACGTTATCGTGTCGAATAACGCCCAGTTAGGGCGCTTTGCTTTGTAATCGCGTAATGATGGCATTATTGGTACTCCGGCAGGTCATGGTTAACAACTTCATCCAGCCAGCTATACCATCTGTAATCCAGTTCAACCAGAACATCATCAAACTCATCCATAGTGTTATTGAGTTTCTTGGCGATAACATTGCCAGTCCACGTAACTACTCCGCCATCAATACTGGTTTGCACCGGATAATCGGTAAAGTGCAGCGTCTGTTCCTGCAAACCGCTGCCGCCGAGATCAATCATCATGGTGAACCAGTTATTGCACTTATTCAGGTAGCGTGAGCTGCGCAACCACTGGATAAATGCACGTTCTTCCGCTAGTGTAAACTTCCACGTCAGGCTCCATGTTGCCGCAATATCAGTTGTCAGCTTCTGGAAAATTGGTGCTCCGACCGCAGGCTGGTCACTGCGGAACGGGGTTTGCTGTGTCAGATTTTTACTGGCGCGCTGTGCCAGTGGCAGCCAGTCAGGGTATTTAACTATCATGTGAAATCCTCTTCGCTTTGTTGACGTATTTTAGCACGGCAGTGATATAATCATCATTGCAGCTAGTCCGGCCAGACGAAAAGCGATTGGTTATCGCCTGCTGCATCACATCAAACCACCTTTAACCGAGGATTCAATCATGAGCAAGTCAACCGCTGAAGAATTTATTATAAAAGCCAGAGCGATTCATGGTGATAAATATATTTATGATGCTGTTTCTTATATAAAAAGTTCGATAAAGGTAAAGATAACATGCCGTAAGCATGGATTATTCGAGCAGACTCCAAACTCTCATTTGAATGGAGCTGGATGCCCTTCTTGCTCTGGAAATAAGAGGAAAACAACGAGTGAATTTGTGGCTGATGCGATTGCAAAGCATGGTGACTCTTATGATTATTCTAAAGTTGAATATAGAGGTGGTCACAAGAAGATAAAAATAATATGCAAGGTACATAATTTTGAGTTTTCTCAGGAAGCCAATAGTCACCTTAATGGGTGTGGTTGTCCTGTTTGCGCAAGGGAGAAAACTAAAGCATCTGTAACTAAGGGTTTCAATAAGTTCAAGAAAGATGCCGTTATAATACATGGGAATAAATACCATTATGATCACTTGTCATACATTAATGTGACAACAAAAATGAGGATAAAATGCCCAGAACATGGATGGTTTGCAAAGACGCCAGACAAGCACATTCAAGGACAAGGTTGTCCTCATTGCTCCAAAGGAGGATTCAAGCTGAAGGAAGAGGCCTATGTTTATTTCTTGTTCTCAGGAAACGAAATTAAAGTTGGGATCACTAACAATCTTAGGCGTCGAGTTTGTCAGTTAAAGAAAAACACACCATTTGATTTTCACGTCATATCAAAAATAAAGACAACAGGTGGTGATGCTCTTACTATTGAAAAGTACTATCATAAGAAATACGAAAGTGCAGGACTAACAGGATTTGATGGAGCAACTGAGTGGCTTAAGTATTCACCTGAATTAATGGATGAGATAATGAGCAAAGCCCCGTGAGGGGCTTCTTTTTACTCTGTTGCTCTCCTGTTGGTATTAAAGTTCCTTGAGATAGATTGGCTCATCGGTCCGCCTTCATTCATATCGGATATAAATGTCTCAATAGTTATCGAACCATCACCGTTATCAGTGGCCCTGCTTGTTGCGTTAGCATTGCTTGAATTATTGTAAACATTATTATAAACCACAACTCCGCCACCTCCACCGGAAATATCCTTATTGCTGATAACCTTTCCTGAGTTACCAGGTATCATGTATTGCCTGCCTGTGCTCGCCTGGAATATTTCTGGTGCGTTTCCCTCGCCCACTTCGTACATACTTCCGGCGCTAACTGGACCACCATTTTTACGCTTGCCGGCAATACCCATCGCCAGCGCTCCGAGAACGGCACCTACCCCAATTGCAGCCGCCCCGCCGAATGAGCCGATTGATGCTACGATTGCCGCAGGAGTCCATGCCGCCGTGGTGGTTGCTGCTGCCGCCGTGGATGCTGCTGTTGTGGTTGCCAATCCTGCCGTTTGCGCCGCTGTGGTTGTCGCTGTGGCTGCAACCTGTGCAGTCTGTCCCATAACCGCAGATTTTACCCACTGCACGCCCATTTCGACGAAACTATTTACCAGAGAGTTCAGCACCGTAGAGCCGAGACTGCGCATTGCATCCTGCACACTCATTGTGCCTGTCAGCAATCCAGTGATGCTGTTTGATGCTGTGCTCATTGCCGAATCAAGAGCAGTGCCGAAAAGTTGCGCCCCGAGGCTTTGTTGCTGCCACTCAGCCCACATGGCGTCCATTCGCTGCTGGCGATATTGTGCTTCTATTGCCGCGCGAGTCTGCTCAATCTCTGTGATTTTTTGCGGATATGCTGCGGCGTAGGCGTCAAGGTCAGCCATACGTTGCTGGTATTCACTATCAATGCCAGATGTTGGCGACGCAATGGCGCGCAACCCCTGATATGATTTTTCTATGCGCTGTTTTTCCTTCTCCGCTGCTGCCTGCTCCTTCAGTGCATTCTTCTGGTCCCAAATCTTCGCTGCGTACTCACCAGCCAGTTTTATTTGCTCCTGAGTGGCGGCCTTGCCAAGCGATTGCTGCGCGTTGAGAATTGCCTGTTCGCGGGAGAGTTCGCTGGTAGATGTGGCATTTAGCATGGTTTGCTGGCGTAATTTCTCCAGCTTTTCAGCTACTGATTCAGCTTGTCGCTCTTCGGCGCTTTTGCCCCTTCCTTTGCCTTTTTGGTTTTTTGTTGGTGCTTGTGCAATCTTCAGGTGTTTTGTTGCTTCAGCTTGTTTTTTTGTCTGCTCGTAACCTTCTGCTGATGCCTTGACGAATCGTTCAACCTGTTCGTTATATTGCTTTTGCTTTTCAATATCGTCATCACCAAAAAGCGCATCGACTCCCATCTGCGCCCATGCTCCGGGGTTTAACTTCGAGATAACCGTGGCGAGAGACAGAATCTTGTCGCTTGTGCTGGTTGATTTGTCGCCGAGGAAATCAATGTATTTTGCCAGCTGGTCGATAATCTCTACTGCTGTTTTTGATGCACCAGTCGCATCGTTAACAGCAACCACAAGTTTGGAGAATGAAACTTCAAGAGAACCAACAGCCTGATCCATTGTGCGAGGAAGTTTTTCAAACTCAGCGTTGACGATACTTGTCCTGTCCTGAATGGCATTCAGTGCATCTTCTGCCGTCAGCTTGCCATCGAGCATTCTTGCGCGGAGTTCACCCATTGAAATGCCAAGTCCCGCTGCAATCTGGCGCGCAAGTTCAGGCATCTGTTCAAGGATAGAGTTGAACTCTTCCGCACGGATTGTGCCAGATGCGATTGACTGACCGAACTGGCGTAGTGCGTTAGCCATTTCCTCAGTTGATGACCCGCCAATTCGACCTATTTTTTGCAGGGTATCAGTAAGGTTCAGAACCTGCGCATTTGTCGCGCCAGCCTCTTTCAGTGATGACGTCAATGTCTCCCACAGCTTCGTAGTGTCACTGAGGCTTGCGCCAGTGGTAGAGGCAATATTTGCCAGTGAACTGAATGTTTCGTTCGCGGTTTTCGCATCAGTTGACAGTCGAGCAATCCTTGCCTGAAGCTGTGTCATGTTATCGGCGACCTCAAGGAATCGCTTCCCCCATTCGATAATCAGTGAAACGGATATTGCGCCAGCCAACATCGACATACTGGTCTTGAGTCCTGAAGCTGCGCCGCCAGCATTCTTCATTCCGCTGCCAGCATTTCTGGCATTTTTATCCAGCTTGCCAAGCGCGCTTGTGGTTTTGTTGGTTGATGATTCAAGGTCATCTAAAGTCTTATTGGCTGTTGTCGCGCCAGCTTTCAGGCCTTTAACATCCATCCCGACTTCATAGACAATTCCGCCGACTTCTTCAGCCATTATGTATTCCTCGCTTTTTTCGCTTTGCGTTCAGCCAGTGCCTTCATGCGCTCGCGGTCTGCCTTGGCCTGATCGTACTCCGCCGCGCGCTCTTCTTTCGTTAACCCTTTCGGATCTGGATATTTATTCTTAATCATCATCTGAAACTCTGTCATGGACAGGTTTTCAGCCTCATCGCGCGTCATGTCGAAATGCGTGCGTGCTGAGATGATGTATTGCGACGCATGAAACTCGTTTGTGGTTTTCTTACCTTGCTCTTCCAGTCGTTCAGGGACTTTGAGTGGTGATTTGCCAATGATGCCGTGCTGCATCAGGTTGCGTGCAATAATAATAATGTCACTCACTGGCATGATGCCTGGAACATATCGCACGCCGCGCGGTGTTGGCTTCCATCCGCCAATCAGCACAGAAACATCATCTTCACAGCATGACTGCATGACGATATAGGCTGCACTCAGCACATGGCGACCATACACCGGCTTGCTGATGGTTTTCATAACCTGCATCTGCGCGCCAAATGGCAGGCATTCTACGTGCTGTAATGGCGCAACATAATCAATGCCATTGAGCTTAGCGTACACCTCAACGATTTCTTTTGGTGTGCCAATTTCATTCATGGCGCGGAATGATGGCTTGAAGAAAAAACTCCTGTCAGAAAGCGAGATGCGCATCTCCCCGATTTCTGTTAATGGCGTGCGATTGCTCA